ATTCATTCATGTTTGTTATGATCATACTCTCTCCTAATTTATTTTGTGCTATATCATGTTTGATATCTTTAACGATATCGTTTATCTCTTTTGTTGCATTTTTATCTCCAGATAAAATGTTCTTCATTATAGCATTGAACTCTTTGGCTGGTTTAGAAGATAAAACTGCTATAATATTATTTTTATATTCTTCGTTTCTGCTATCATATATAGCATCGTTCAATCTCTGCCAGAATCCAGGCCCTAGTCTCAGTGCCATTCTTTCAGAAGCTAACGAATCTGCGGCTTTTATCACTTTTGCTCTTTCTTCACTGGTTAAAGAATCATGCGACATCAATAGTTCTGTAACACCTTTTGCTAATTCGTGTATCAGGAATGGAAACGTCGTCGCTTGTACAATGATTTTTGGAGTATCATCCTGAAGATCTAATTTCACTTTGCCAACACTTGAATCTTCTCCTCCGAATTCATCAGGTACTACCCAGTATCCGTATTCAGACATCACACTCAAGATAGAATACATATCTACTAAACCTGGATGAATCTTTTTCAATCCATCAGAAATCAAATGATACGCATAAGTTGTCTTTACCGCTGAACCATGGATAAGACTGTTAATAAACTTTCTTTTTTCAACTTCTAGTTCTAAACCAGATAAATCATCTGCTATTTCTTCTACATCTTCATCATCTATATCTGATAATGAAATCTCACCATGTTTTATCATCTTGGCTTCGAAATCCACATCATCTTCTGATATGTTGAATTCTTTACAGATAAGATCTATTGCAAGTTTTTCTAGTTCTTCAACATGATCAGCTTCTATCTCAACGACCTCATTGTAAACTTCCATCAACAACATTTGAAGATCCCTCATATTTTCTATATCAACATGTTTATCATGCACATACGACTGTAGTTTATCAACTATTTCTTTGAACCTCTCATCAGCTATGATACTATCAAAATCTTCATTTGGGTATGCTGGGTTTTTCGCCAAGCTGTGTGTTTTAGACTTTAATGATCTGTCTATGTCTGAATGTCTTTTATGTGACATTGCTTCTTTTAGAACTTCTGATATAAGCTTAAATGCTTTTGGTTTTGGAGATTCTTTTGGATCTCTCTTTCCAGGTTTGAATGGATTGATCGAAGGTTTAGTTGCGGGTTCTGCAATCTTTGGTTCGCTAGGAGCTATCAAAGGTTGAGCTTCTTTCGTATTCTTCTCGTTTAATCCTTTTTTGAATTTTGTAAAATCTGATAATTTTTTAAACATGAGTTTTGTTATTTATGTTTTTATATATTAAAAAGTTGTTAAATTTATCAACTTTTTTTATAATTATTTTTAATTAGTCTTTTTTGGTTTTGTCTGATATATCAGCTGGACTAGTTCCTTCAGGAATATTATCAACTATATCAACGAATGTTCTATTGTAGATGGCGGCTTCTTTTTCAGAATAAGAATCCTGTAAGGCTTTGATGAAAGCTTTTGCAGATTTAGGTTCTTTGTTTATTTTTTTATTCCATGAGTGGCCAATTTCCAAAGTGTAACCGAAATAATCGATCATATCAGCTAAAGTTCCTACTACATATTTTGTTCTATCTACACCATTTCTGCTAGATTTTACTTCAACGATAAAAGATTTATCTGTTTTAGATTCTAAAACTACTTCTATTCCTTCTTCAATATTTTCTAGCTTAGCTTGTTTCAAAGCATCGTCGAATATGTTATGTTCAGGATTTATATTCGCAACAAAAGCTAACATACCAACAACTTCTTTTTCGTTGTCATCTGTAGCTTTCATCAAAGCGTCGTAAAGCTCTTTACCAGTCTTGAAAGATCCTGAAACTGTTTCATCTTCTTTCAATCCTAATAGTTTGTGCATTTTACCTTGTTTAGGCTTAAATTTGTCAGAAAAGAAGTTTTTCTTTTCATTGACAAAATCTTCAAATCTTTTGATCATCTTTTAAATTAGTTTGTGATCTATATATTGATTTAAGAAGCTGGTTGTTCAGGCTGCTCTGGTTGTTCAGGCTGCTCCAATGGAGCTTCTTCAGCTGGTTCTTCAGCCGCAGGTTCTGCTGCAGTTATTTCCTCAGTTGGAACTTGTCCTAACTTTCTCATTTTAGCTTTTTTGTTCTCTTCTATCTCAATATCAGTCAATTTTAAAATCCTCTTGATCAAGTAGTCTATATCGAAGTATGCATCTGGAGATTCTTTTGGAATATTGGTTAATAGATTTGCAAGAATGTTTGCTCTCTTTTCCAAGATGCCAATCTCTTTCCACTCTTCGAACATGTTGTTCTGATTGAAACGAACATTGATAGAGTTTATAAAAGAAGCATCGTTCTTTAATTCTGGAAATTCTAATAAAGTTTGTATGATCAAAGGTTTCACTATGATCTCCTTGAACATAGCTCTCAACCTTGAAATGAAATTTGTGAATCTCATCTCGTCGCGAGTCACTTCAGATGCATCAGAGAATATGTTACCACCACCAGTCGAACCATCAAGACGCGATGCTGGAACTTTGGAACTTCTCTTCAATGCTCCCATGAACCAGTTCAACATAGATTCTTCGTTAAGATCTGCTGTATCTGGTTTTATCATTTCTACACTAGGAGTTCCAGATTCAGATTCTGGAAACCACCACTGTTTGCTGAAAGGTATATGTGCAGAACCGTTGATTGATACCGTTCCCATTTCATCATTGAACGAAACTTCATCTTTGTAATCGGCTATTAATTGACCTATCTCTTCTTCAGCTCTTGTTTTGGATAAACCACCAACAGGGATAATGAACTTCTGATACATGGTTGCGTTCATAATATTGAACATGATACGAGACTGTTCTATCAATTTCAACTGATTGTAAGGTCTGATAAGGTTCTCTACATAACTGGTTTCGAAAATACCAATACTGTTGTTTCCTGAATATGCTAAGTATATAATAGAAGAATCCAACATAATCTTTCTGTTCTGAATATCATTCGGATGTTGTATCCATACTTTCTTTCCGGACATAGGTTCTACAGCAGGAACCAGCGTTGCTGGATCTAACATTTTTATATCTATGATCACTTTTTGTCTGTCATCGTATACAATCTCGAAAGCTAAATAACCATCAACGATGAACTGTCTGAAATAGTTCCATGCAGTGATGCCATCGTTGAATCCTAGTGTATTGTACACTTGTTCAAATATCTGATAGTAACGGTCTTTTACTTTCTTTGCCACATTTTCTTTGAGATCTACAGGGAAACAGAATTTTGATCCATCGTCGTAATCTATCGCATCGTCACATACTATTGTTATATACTCACTGATTTCGCCTTTAACAGAATATTGTCTTAGTATCTTCTGTTTTTCAGTGTATGCAAAATTCAAAAATGCAACGGATTTCTTTTCCAGAACTTTAGATACAGCTCTTCTTGAAAAGATATCATACATGCTGCCAGATGTGGCAAGAGTGTTAGGATCTTCGTTGATGCCAGTAGCGCTGGAATTCTTGAGGATCATGTCATCGTATTTCATACCCCAGTTCCATGAGGAAAGATCTCTCAATACTTTATTGTAGAAAGATTTATTGCCTATGTTACTAGGTGAGTACTGTATCTGACGATATGGGTTTGCTGATCCTGCCATGTGTTAAGTATATATTACGAGAAGTGTTGCCAGAAAGAAGTTTCTGATATTTTTAATTCTTCTTTCATAGCTTCTATATTGATTGCTACATCTCCTGGTAATTTATATGTGTATGTTTCTAACATATTAAATAAATCCATTTTACATAGAATTACACAATAGTCTTTGAACAATTGTGTAGCAGCGATGAAATCATCTCCAACATATTTGATAACCATTGCATTCATTTCGTCATGTCTGATATGGTCCAAAATCGTCAATATATTATTTGTTGTATTGTAAAAGAATTTCTTGGTATTATCAGTTTCGTTTCTTACGTTGACTGATGTGACTGCTAAAACATCTTTTTCTAAATGGGCTTGTTGAGTCAACAGTTCAAAATTGTCTTTCAATGATATGTTTTCGTAATATCCAGCAAATTTGCTATTCTTTTTGAAATAATCTAAAGCTCTGTCGATGTTTAAGTCGATCATATCAACAGAAAACAATTCTGGTAATTTACCTCCATAAGTCAATCTCATGTTAACATAACCTCTTACTTTTTCCATGTGAACGTATTTCTTATTTTTTGGAAGAAATTAGTATTTTCTAAAGGCACTTCTGTTACAAAAAAAATTTGTTTTGTAAAAGGTAAATGTCTTTTTCCAGAGATATAAACTTCACCTTTATCATCGACATATTCGATATCTTCTTTGTAATCATAAATCAATGAAGCTAGATCTTTTTCAGCTTGTTTTGAAACTTTATTTTCAGATTCTGGAAACCACCACTGTTTGCTGAAAGGTATGTGTGCAGAACCGTTGATTGATACCGTTCCCGTTTCATCATTGAACGAAACTTTATCTCTGTAATCTGCTATTAATTGATCTTTATTTTCCATTTTTCGTATTGTTTAGCTTGTTTAAATCTTCTATTGATTTATTCAAATTCTCTCGAGTAGTTTTAAAATCTTGCATACTTTTTTCCAAAACTTTATCTATGGTTTTCCAATTGTCCATAGTGTCCTTCATCAGGTTCTGGTGTCGTTCATCTCTGGTCTTCAGTTTTGCTTTCCAGATCTGGGCAAGTTTACCTTCATCCACATTTGTGAACACTTGGCTGTTCATAGTCAAAAATCTTTCCAGTTGTGTAAAGCTGATCTCGTATACCTTATTGATCAATCTGAGATCGAATTCTCTGATCGAATATTCGAAGCCTATCGCTGATAATATCTGATATACATTTTCGTAAGATATACCATTCATTGGTTGCTCTGGCATTCCAGCTTTAGTCTTGTCATCTTTTGATTTAAGCAAGTTCTCCTGACCATCGAACATCTTATCGAACAATCTGATCCTGAGTTTCATCGGAATGAAATTGATACTCAAGCCAAAAACTATTTTGGTATGTTCTAGTTGTTTCCAATCTGTAAAAAGTATCGGTGCATATTGTTCCAATTTGGAACTCTTTCCTTGAAGATTGTAAAGAAGAAAATAGAACTTACCAGGTAACATATCTGACAAATTCACAACAGAAACACCCTCTGAAGGAGATCGAAGCTTATCTATCATCCACTTTGATGAATTGTTAGATAGTTTTTCTCCTTCATCTTTGTACAGAAGCTCTAAGTTATCTAATAATTTTCCCAATTTTATTCTTTGATTCGGTTTAAATGTTTCTCTGTAATGATGTAGAATTCAAGATCTCTTGCTTTGCAGTATTCTTTAGCTCTCTCCCATTTGTATATGTTTTTTGTGTAAGTCTTGATCTGGTATTCGAAAGATTCCAATTTTTTAGAATTTGCATTCTTTGGCAACACAGGCGGCTTTGTTTCATTCAGAGGTTTAACTTCCAATACCATACGTTTGAATTTGTCTGGGTTGCCATCTATGCACATTTCGACATAGAAATCAGGATAATACCTGTGTGGTTTACCCATCATGTCGTTATATTTTATCTCTATGAATTCAGCCCCCCATCTTGCAACTTTTCCTGTGCCTGATAGATAGTCAAGCCATATCATGATCCTTTTCTCCCAGGATGATCTGAAATACAAACCACCTTCATTGTTCAGTTTGATCACCTTGTTTTTGTTCTGTGGTATATAAAGTCCTTGCTGGTAGTTTCCTCTCTGTGTTGGTTTACTATTAAGCATTTAGTTTGTAATGGAATTTTTGTTTGTCTGCTGTAGAATATGTAACATCTTTTATATTCTCTATAGTAATGATGTCTTTAAATTTCTTTAAATATTTTTTACCTGTTCCTTTCAGGCAATAAGCCAATGTTATATGAGGAACATATGTATCAAAATCAGATTTATAAGGAAACTCTTTCAATTCTTCATGAAGAGCTATAAGTTCGTCAGAAGGTACGACTGCAATCTTGACAACATCAAATTTTTCATTATCAAACATGCTGATTTCTGAGATCTGAACTGTGAAAGGCTCATATTGCATGACCACTTTTTTAACATCTCTCGGAGTTGCAGCATCTTCATCATCTTGTTCAGAAACCAAACCGTACAAAGCTGTTATATGGACATCATCCTGTTTTCCAAATCTATGTGGATTTTCAGGATCATTGTATAGATCTTCATCAGATATCTCATCTTGCATCTTTCTGATAAGGTCTATAGAATCTGCATTAGTGACATCCAGCATCACACAACCGTAGCTGTATTTAGCTTTCTCCTCTTTTCCTTCATTTAGTTTTAGAAAGCCTTTGAAATCCAACATTTTACAAGTCTTTGTTTTATGGTCTATATATCAAAAATCTATAAATGGTGAAGTCCTTCACCATCATTAGCTCTGTCCAGAGACATCAATCTGATTAAATTGTCAGGATCACCCTTCTTCTTATGAAGTTCGTTGTAACCTGCTGCGATGCCGCGTTTGAAAATCTCTGTGTAGTAAGAGAATGCGTCTGTATATTTCTCTTCATTGAACTTAGACCAGTTGTCGAACAGATTTAATAATCCCGTCTGTATACAATCCTTACGATCGTCAGGGTTTGAATAAACCATCTTGCGAATTGCTCTGTCAGCAATCTTTTTTAGCATTTCTTCTGCATCTCTGGTTAAAAAACCGTATGCTTTGGAGATCACGATCTGTTTGTAGATCTCCTTTTTGTCAATATAGAAATTGTTGATATTATCAGCCATTTTTTTGAACTTTAATTTTTTGGTTGTTGATTTAAAAATTATAAGGCTTTAGATGGCGTAGAAATATTAATTATTATATTATATGCGCAATAGAGAGAAAAGTTTAAAGCGTAAAAAAGTGCAAAGAAATTTGAGCATTTTTTTTTATAATATACTTTCAGTTTTAGTTGTTACACCTTAAAATAAAAAAGTTACATGATTACATATAACTAAAAAAGCTGCAATAAATGCAGCTTTTTTATTTTTTTTTTATACTGGTTAAAATTATTTAACCATTGATTTTGTAAATTCTAATTGTTTGGATTTGATATCTTTAAGAGCTTGTTTCTTTACTTGCTCAGTAATAATCAACTTTTCCATGATGGATTTTAAACCTTCAGATTCATCAGTTGCGCTGATTGCAACTTGTAAAGCTTCGATGTTCTCTTTGATCGCACCAAGATCCACAGTGATCTCTTTTTCTTTATCCTCTAAAGAACGTTTTGTTTTATGTTCAGCTGTTAAATTGTTCTCATAGAAATAAGTAACATCGCAATCAAACTGACGTTGGATATCATTGATCAATTCAACAGTTGATACATATTCGAATAAGCTTGTTCCTACACGTTTATCACATGTATAAACATACATCTTGCCACTATGGTTGAAACAGTAAGCTTCGTTATAAACGTTGATTATGTTGGTAACTTTAGTAACTATATCCAATTCGATAAACTTATCTACGTTCTTTACAGCTTCAGCAATAACAGGATAGAAATTTCTCTTCAACATAGGAACGATAGGAGAACTGAAAATGTTTTCTAATGTCATGTCTTCTTCGATTGCTACATCATTGATGTAAACTTTTTTGCTATCGGTAGCTAAACTGATCACCAAGTTTTCATCGATATGGTAGTCGATTCTGTTTTCTCTGAAATCAGCATATTTTAAAGACTCTTCTAATATACGCAATTTCTTCAATTTAACTTCATCAGTAACTTGTTCAGAAAGATCACACATTGAAATTTTAGATTCTTCTAATAAGAACCAACGATCTTTGATATAAACCATATGTCCTTTATCTACAGTCTCAACGATCGTGTAAACTGAATCAGCTTTACCTGTATGTTTTAAATTCATTCTCTCTTGTGGAGTAGCTTTGAATTTCAACATGAAATGCTTAACTTCATTAATCCAATCATAGATTGATAATTCATTAAGAATTTTTATCATACGTGCATCGTTATCAGCTTCATTGATAGTATTTAAAATAACTTGCATAGGATGACGTAATAATTCACCTGTGTTCTGACGTTGTAATTTCTTGTAAAGATCCTTTAGATCATAAACTAAAGAATTGTTCAACATATCATCATTCATGCTCTCAACAAGAGATTTCACATCTGAATCATATGTGTAGATTTCTAACCTTTCAGTCAGAGATGCAGTTACTTCCTTCTCAGATAAGTTATCGAAGTTGTTAAGGAAAGCTTCAACGATCTGACAAACCTCTTCCTGATCTAAAGTAAGAGAGTTTTTAAAGTTGAATAATTTAAGTTTCAAATTGTCCATTTGATATATTTATTTTTTTGTACCTATTCAGGCTTTTGTGATAGTATATATTTAAAAAAGTTAACCCTTTTCTGCTAATTTCAAACGATTATGGTTTCGTAAATAATTTTCTGATTTATCTTTAGGATAATCTAAAGATAATAATTTTCTATTATCACTATTAATATACCCTTCTATTTTTACTTTTTTCAACCACTCAGGGAATTCATTCCATTTTTCACCTTTTAACCAAACGTTGCCATTCACTTTCTTAACTTTTATAAATTTAGGATCTATATTAATAAATGAATCATCCAAATCGAGATCGCCATCTATTACTTCCTGAGAAAGCAATTTAATATTCATTTGTTTAAACTTCTCCTTTCGACCTTCCAGGTTACGAGGAACTAGTAAATTTTCGTTTACGAATGTCTTGAAATCTTTCATAATCTATATATTCTACACAGGATCTGTGTTTAAATGATCTGTTGATGGATTATTTGGATCTCCATATCTGATATAATTATCCCATTGAACTCTTTTGTTTGCCAAAAAGAAATGAGTTCCGAATACTCCTGGAGCTGATATATTTTCTTTGCCTGATAATAATGCCTGCATTGAAGCCAAAGATCCGTTATCACCTAAATCCATTGCAGGAAAAATACTTTTTACTTCGAAAGAATATTTGATAGCTATTTTGTTATCAGAAGACATGTTACTTTCTCTAGGAATAGTCATCTCTATACCTTCAGGTTGTTGCATGATGCCTTTGATGCATATTCCTCTGTGATCGAATTCTAAGTATTTATAAACCTGTAAGATCGATTGTATCTTTGATATGGCAACAAGAACATCCCTTTCAGAAGATAATTGTATTTCCAAACTGAAAGAACATGTGATTGGAATTGGAACCACTTTAGAATAAACTTTTAAGTTTTCAGTCTGAGATTCTAGATTAGACCTGATCCATACGTTAGGGTTTGCCATTTCACCAAAATTTGCGGCTATAGATTCCAAATATATATGTCCTCTTGGTATGATATCAGTGTTCAGTTCAACTCTTTTGTCAACGATATCATCGACGAAAGAATCCATCAGAAATCTTTCATCTCCTGACATGCTATAATAGAAAGGAACAGTAACAAGACGATTCTCTTTCTTGAAACGATTGATCCACCATATCCTATCCTGTAGTTTGGCAATCACTGCTATTATAAGATCTCTATAATAGACATCGTCATAGTTCATTAAGTGATCTATAGATAGGTTTTCTTGTCCCATTTTTATTTATTTATAAATTTTCCTTTTAAATTAACATAATCTGGAAGTGCAAAAATTAATTTGTTATCATGACACCAAAAAC